AACGACGACCGCGAACGGGGCGACGAACAGCCCACGGCCCCGGCCCTGCCGGACACCATTGACCTGCCGAATGCGTGCGTGGCCTGCCGGTACTGGGGCGGGCCGCGGTTCAACCCGCCCGGCCTGGATTGGGCCAGCCCGGTCCCGCCGCTGCGGCTGTGGAATACCGGCAGGTGCCGGCGCTACCCGCCCAAGGTGCTGGCCGAGACTGACAGCCCGGACGGGGACGCCATCTCGATCAGTGCGTACACCCGGTGGCCCACGCCTATGGGCGGCGACTGGTGCGGCGAATTTGAGCCCACCGATGGCCGGGACATTGTGGAGCAGATAGCCAAAGTCACGGCGCACCTGCGCACTGGGGGCACCCGTGAGCAGTAACCCGTGCGCCAAGTGCAAGAACAGGCCCGCGTACTGGCACGGCCCTACCCTGTCCTATTTGTGCAGCAGCTGCACCCAGGCGTACCGCAAGCGGTTCCACGTGGAACTGGTGCAGGACCTGCGCGGGCCGGCGCCGCCCATGACCTGGACGGACCGCGCCATCCTGGCTGTGCTGCTGGTGCTGTCGGCGGCCATGGTCTGGGGCGTGCTGGTGCTTGTCCTGGGGTTGGCGCCGTGACGGCTCAGCTGGATTGGCTTACCCCCCAGTCAGGCCGGGCTCGCCGGGATGCCGGGGTCGGCAAGGTTCAGCGCCATAACTGGCAGTGGCTGGATGCCGCCCAGCGCCACTTGATTGGCCTGGAGCGGCCCGTCACGGCAGAAGATGCCCGGCGCTGGGCTGACCTGAACGACTGGCACCCGGCGCACCATAACGCCTATGGCGCACTATTCCGCCGGAAAGGCTGGCGGCCGGTGGGGTTCATGCTAGCCACGCACCCCGACGCGCACGCCCGGCGGATTCTGCTATGGGAATGGACTCCGGGGGATTGCGCATGACCATGTACAGACCGAACCCTAAGCGGGACGGCAACGAGTCGGCCATCATCGCGTACCTGCGCGACCAGGGCGCCCTGGTGCTGCAGGTTTCCGGCCGGGACCTGCCGGACCTGCTGGTGGGATTCTGCGGCCTCTGGTGGCCGGTGGAAGTCAAGCAGCCCCGGGGGCGCCTGTCTCCGGGCCAGATGGTGCTGATACAACGGGCAGCCGATCACCAGTTGCCGGTAGGCATCGTCAGGGACCTGGTGGAAGCTCAGCGGCTGCTGCACAACATGGCCAACAAGGCAGGGAACCCACTGTGAGGGTGCTAGACCTGTTCAGTGGCATAGGCGGCTTCAGCCTGGGCCTGCGGATGGCCGGCGGGTTCCGCACGGTCCAGTTCTGTGAAATTGATCCATGGGCCCGCCAGGTGCTGGCTAAGAATTTCCCCGGGGTGCCTATCCATGACGACATCCGCACCCTTAGCCTCCCAGCCGGATTTGCTGACGTTGTCGTCGGTGGATTCCCCTGCCAGCCCTTCAGCCATGCCGGGAAGCGAGCTGGCACGGCAGATGACCGTGATCTCTGGCCGGAAATGGCTAGAGTCATTTCGGCGGTCAGACCCACTTGGGTCATTGGCGAGAACGTTGCTGGGTTCGTCAACATGGAGCTCGACCGCAGTCTTTCTGACCTGGAAAGCCTCGGCTACGCCTGCCAGGCGTTTGTTATTCCGGCTTGTGCCGTCGATGCCCCGCACCGCAGGGATAGGGTCTGGATTATTGGCCACGCCGACAGCAGCGATGAACCAGTTGGCGCCGTCCATGCAAAAACATCCAGGGTGCCGACTATGGCCGACGCCCAGTGCGGGATCGGATCGCTCGGGGGGGCGCTTCGACGAAATCGGCGGCTCGGGGAATCCGTTTCGGGGTACGGAGCTTGGCCGATCACCCATAAACCCGTGCTGGATGGAGGAACTGATGGGATACCCCGCCGGGTGGACCGACTTAGAGGACTCGGAAACGCCGTCGTCCCCCAAGTCGTCGCGGAAATCGGGCGAGCCATAAGGGGCGCAGCATGACCCATTCCAACAGCAGGCCGGGCGAGACGAACGGCAGGGCCAAGCTGACCGACAGCCAGGTCATCATCATCGCCATTGCCTACAACATCCACGGGCAGCGGCCGGCGGCCCTGGCCCGGAAGTACAACGTCCACCGGGCGACGATCTGGTGGGCCCTGCGGCGCCGCTGGACGCAGCTGCCACTGGCTGACCGCTACCGGATACTGCGGGACGCCGGGCTGGCTGCTACTGCTTCCCCTGCAGTTTCTCCATCGTCCGCAGGCCGCCGAGCCCGAGCAGGCCGAGCAGGATCGTCACCAGGTCGCCCAGGTTGAGGGTCGGGGGCGGCGGCCAGCCCAGTGGGGCCCCGCCCCATTCCAGCAGCGGTCCGACCACGAACTGGTAGGCCAGGCCGGCGCAGCACACCCAGCCCACGGCCGGGCGCCACCGGGACTGGAACGGGTCGCTGCTCTGGGCATCCGCCTGGTTGACTGCGATCTGCGCCAGCTGCAGCTGCAGTTCCGCCTGCATGGCCGCCAGCTGGCCGGCCTGCTCCATCCGCAGCAGTTCCAGTTTCGCCGCGTCACGGGTGGCCGGGTCAGGGAATACCCGGTCGATGACCTTGCCCACGGTCCCTACGATGATCTCGGCCAGCCCGATCATGCGCGCCCTTCCCATTCGATGCTGTAGTGGTTGCCGTCTGGCCTGCCGTCTGGCCTGGTGAAGTCACCGCCCCACCTGCACAACGGGTGCAGGCTTTTCCAGTACAGCCCCAAGCTCCGGTGCGACTCAGTGTCCTGCAGCCAGATATGCCCGCGGAACAGGTTCAGGTCGATGGCGAGGCGCAGTGTGTGCAGGCTGTTCAGGGTGCCGGTGCCCGCCCTGGCATTGGCCCGGGCCTGCTCTGGGGTGCGCCAGGCCTCGCCCAAGCTGACCGCAAAGCCCAGTTCGTAGGCCTTGTCCAGCAGCCTGGGCAGCAGCCGGGCGAACAGCTGCTGGCGCTCAATCAGTGTCATGGGGGCGGATGCGCAGCTGCTGCTTTACCCGGATCATGTCGTCATGCAGTTCATCCACCTTGCCGCTAATCCGGTCCAGGCGGCACAACAACTGGCGGGCCAGGATGCTGCCCATGCCTATGGCGATCATCACCAGGAACTTGATGCCCTCGCCGTCTATCCATTGAACGATGGTCACTCATTGCGCTCCAGCCAGCGGGATGCTTCCTGGGCGGCTGCAGCGCCCGCCCGGCCCATTGTCGGAGCCTGGCCGCCCACGGCCGCCAGGCCGGCAGCCTGGGCCAGCCCTGCGGCTCCCAGGCCCGCCAGGGCCGTCGCCGGGGCCGTAGCGCCCGTCAGGACGCCCGCCGCCATGCCGAGCCCGGCCGTGCCAGCCAGGGCCGGCGCCGTGCCCGGGTTGCCGATCCGGCCGGCTGCGTCTGCCGTCAGGGTGCGGGTTACGTCAAACAGCCGCTGGGTGCCCGGCAGGACGTTGCCGGTGTCGCGGATGAAGCTGGTCCCGTAGCCGCGGCCCTCCCGGGCCAGGGCCTGGGATAGCTCGCCAGCAGACACGCCACCCGACTTCCTGACCGTGGGCAGGGACTCGATGATGCGCAGATTCTTCCAGGCCTCGCGGGCCTGCCGGAACTGGGCCCGGAACTGCGGCCCCAAAGCCTGCTCTGCCACGTTGTCGATATCGTCCACCAGCACCAGCAAGTCGTCTGCGCTGGCTGGCGCCTCGCCCAGCAGGTTGCGGCCCCGTTCCGCCAGGGCTTGCCGGACGGCCCGCAGGGTGCTGCCGTCCACGTTCGCCCAGTCAGTCACGCTGGCAATGGCCCGGTTGGCCCGGGCGCCGATGGTGCCGGCCGGCAGCTGCGCCAGCTGGGCCTGCACGCCGGTCAGGTCGGCATTCAGGTTGCCCAGCACCTGGTCGAACTGCTGCCCGATCTGGTCGGCGGCCTGATCCAGCACCTGGGGCGACAGGTTGTCCGCATTCTGGCCGAAAGACTGGGCGGCAGCGCGGGTCAGGGCGCGCCGGTTGATGCGGTCCACCAGGACGTTGCCGCCCGCCGCATTGGCGACCGTGCGCAGGGTTTCGTTGGTATTGGCCAGCACGCCGCTGCGGCGCAGGGCCTGGAATGCCCGCACGCCACCCCGCAGGGCCCGGCCCAGCAGGTCGAACGTGGCCGTGCCGCCACCAGCCAGGGCTGACGCGCCCATGACGCTGCCCGGCGTGGCGTCTGGGTCCATGGCCTCAAGGCCGCCAGCCAGGGCAGCCTGGGAGCCAATGCCCACCAGCCCGGCACCGGGCACGGCAAACGATGCGCCCACCGGCACGGCCATGCCGCCCACGGTGCCGCCCAGCGTGTCGGGCGGCTTGATGTTGGCGATATGCTCGCGGATGCCTGGGGTTCGCCGGCCGATGTACAGGCCGGCGCCGGCCACTGCGTCGGACAGGAACCCGGAGCCCGGCATCTGGTACGTGTCATCCGGGGCGGCGCCCGGAAGGACGCCCGGCAGGTTGCCCACCGGCACGCCGGACTGCAGCAGGTACTGGCCGGGATCGCCGCCGGTCGGCACCCAGGCCTCAGTGCCGTCCGCGAGCGTGACCTTAGTCGGCACGCTTCATTTCTTCCAGCAGGGCCTGCGTGTAGCCAGGCTGCCAGCCGATCCCGGTAGTTACCCGGTCGGGGTTGACACCGTAGTCGGTGGCCTGCTTGCGTACTTCGTCGGTGATCTGCTGGCCCCGGGTCAGGATGGGCACCGCGATGGTCTTGGCCGTGCGCAGTACGTCCGCAGCAGCCTGCGGCGTCAGGCCGCCCCCCTTGATCTTATTGATGGACGACAGCAGGGCCTGCGCCGTGCCGGTGCCGCCCTGAACGGTCGTTACTTCGCCCTCCCGCACCACGCTGGTGGGGTCCAGAATCTTGGCCAGCTTGATCATGGCCGCCACGGCGCCCAGTGAGTCCGACTGCCCCAGCGCGCCCTCGATCTGCTGCAGCGAGTCCTGCACGGCGACAGGCTCAGTCAGGTTGGCCAGCCAGCGCTGGTTAATGCGGGCTTCCAGCGGGTCAATACGCCCGGCCGCAGCCGCCTCTGCTGACGCCGCACTGGCCTGGGCTGCAGCCTGACGGGACGCGATCAGTTCCCGGGCCGCCTGCAGGTTCAACGGCCCTTCAAGCCGGGCCTGCTCAAGCCCGAACTGCGCCGCCTCGGTCTGCACGCCCAGCAGTGCGCCCTGCTGTTTCGCATTGGCCAGTCCCTGCCGCTGCACCGGGTCCATGAGCCCGGCCGCCATGGCGTTGCCCAGCTGCCGGGTGCCCGGGTCCATCATCAGGCCGACAGCCTGGGCCTGGTCGGACTGCGGGTCCCACCCGGCGCCGATCATGCCGCCAGCACGGCCTGGGGGCGCCTGACGGCCCAGGGCCGCGGCGAGGCCGGGCGCCTGCTGGCTGGCCTGGCGCTGCGCGGCGGCTTCCTGTTGCTGCTGCAATATTTCCTGCAGCTTGGCCTGCGCTCCGGTGGCAATCTTGGCACGCATCTCGGCAGCGGGCTGCTGGATGCGGGCCCGGGTTTCCCCGATGAAGTCCCGCCCGGCGGCCAGGCCGACACCCACGCCACCGAGCAGTTTCAGCAGGCCGGCCATCACCCACCCCCGAACAGGGCGCCAAGGCCGCCCAGCACGCCCGGCGTCTGGCTGCTACTGCTGCCGCCACCAAGGACGGTCGGGCCGCCGGACAGCAGCGACTGCAGCCCGGGCAGGCTGCCGAACATGGATGCATTGCCCAGCCCGAACAGGCCGCCCAGGCTGCCTAGGCCCGCCTGGTTCGCCTGCAGCGCCATGCCAGCGCTATTGCCCAGCAGATCCAGGGCCCCGGTATTGAACGCCTGCCCCAGCCCTTCAGCGGCCTGCCCGTAGGCCAGCGCGTGCCGGTCGCCACCGAACCCGCCGCTACGGCCGAAGGTGGAATCTATGCCGGGCAGCACCGACTGCTGGAACATCCGGCCCAGGCCTGTGCCGTACTGGCCCAGCTGGGCCATGGTGAACGGGTTGCCGATCTGGCCCATGCTCGCCAGGTTGCCGGCCATGCCCATGCCCTGCCCCAGCAGCTGGCCGCCCAGCATGCCCAGCGGGTCCTGGCTGACGCCCATGGGCTGCTGGCCGGTGCCGGGCTGGGCTCCGAAGCTACCCATCTGGGGGATGCCGAACCCGGGCAGGGTGCCGCCCTGGCTGGCCGTGCCGGCGCGCTTGTACAGCCCCGACAGCGCATTGCCCTGGGGGCCCCAGACGGTGCTGGGCTGGCTGCTGGACTTGGACCCACCGAAGATTTTGTCAAACAGGCCCATTACGCGATCCTCACTGCATGCAGCTGCGTGGCCGTATTGCCGGCCGCATTCGTCACCAGGGCAGCCTTTATGACGCCCGTCTGGTTCGCCGTGGCCTGCATGTCAATGGTAACAGCACCGGCCGCCACCACGACGGCGGTCAGTGGCAGGGTATGAATGTTGTTCGCCACGCTGGCCCGGTAGCTGCCGGCGCTGGCGTAGTTCACCCCGCCCCCGGCGTTGTCCCGCAGCCGGGCCGATGCAGTCCAGGCCGTGGTCGTGGTGCGGTTGATGGTGATGTGCCCGGTGAGCAGCCAGGTCCCGGCGGTCAGGGCCACAGACGCGCCCGTATACCAGGTATTGGCAATGGCAATGGCAACGTCAGCACCCAGCACGCTGCTGACGCTGGTCAGAGTCGGGTAGGCCGGCGGCGTGTAGGGGCCCAGGTAGCGCCAGGCGCCGCCCCAGTACGCATAGAGCCCGGCGCCGCTGCCCGGGTTCCAATTGGTGCCGTCCGCATAGACCAACTGCCCGTCCTGGGGCCGAGCCGGGACGGCATTCAGCTGCGTCAGCTCGAGCTGGTCGAACGTGGGTTCCGCCAGCATGTCGGACACGCGCTGCAGTTCCCGGCGCGCATCGACTGGCTGCAGCAGCTTGTATTTCACCAGCGGCCCCGCAGCTGGTAGTCAATGTCAAACCCGGACAGGCGCCACGGCCGGGTGCCGGCCAGGTCCTGCACTTCCAGGCTAATCAGGCGGCCCTGGGCCAGCAGCTGCAGCGTGTCGTCCGTGGCGGGGTTGTAGCTGGCCCACGGGCTATACGTGAGGCCTTCGGTCGCACTGTTGCGCCCGCCGATCCGAACCTGCAGGTTCGTCGCCCCCGTGCCAGTCCAGAACGGGTCGAACCGTGGCCGCACCGCAGTGACCAGCTTAATGCGGCCAGGCTCACCCAGGTCCATATCTCTACGCCGCAACAGAACGTCGCGGGCCTCAAATGCAAACCCGGTGGTGGGCATATCCGCCGCATAGATGCGGGCGTCCGTCGGGGTTGAGCCCGACGCGGGCTGGCTGGCGCAGAGCAGTACGTCTGTGGCCTTGTCCCGTGGCTGCAGCGCGGACACGCCGCGCAGGAACCCGACGGCAGCATGATTCTGGCGGATGACACTGCGCGTGCCCCACCGGCCCGTGTCAGGGCTCCAGGTATAGGCCAGGGTCGGGCTGCTGGCTGACGTTCCCAGCACTACCCAGACTTCGCGCCGGGCCCGGTGATACACAACGTGGCTGCGATTCTGCGCGTTGCTGTTGTCCAGGTTGCCCAGCCAACCGAAGATAGCGCGCCGCACCCAGCCGGTCGCAATGGACTTAATGCCGCTGGCGTCAACAGCGACCACGTCGCTGGTCGTCAGGACCACATGGTAATTATCGACGGCGGCGATGCATCCAGGGCGGAAAATGCCGGACTCTGACGACAGGCCCCGGAACGCCATGACTTCCTGGCCGCCGACATACGTCATAAGATGCGTGCTGCCCTCCGCGTAGATGACTTGATCCTCGCCCAGCGTGCAGGAATCAATCAACCGGCCCCGGCAGTTGGTGATTTCCACGCTGCCCGCGTCATTCGTCGCCAGCGGGGCCCAGGTCGCCGGGAACGCGCCCGGGGCGGCACTGGCCGTCCAGTTCACGCGCTGCGGGTAGTCCGTTACCGCAACGGCATTGTTGAGGCCGACTCCGATCAGCTGGTATTTGTACGGCCGGACCGAACGGAACCGGTCATTAGCGGCGGGCACGAATACGGTCATGGCGCCAGCTGCGCCGGGCAGGCCATAGGCCAGGCTCCCGGCCTGCTCGCTATGATTGATGAACGTGATGCCGTTCAGGGTGCCGCCGGTCACCAGGCTGGTCTGGACAAAGTCTGTCGCCCAGCCGGCTGGCGTCCGGTCGATGGCTGCGCCGCCGTCACCAAAGTCCACCACGCGGGGCGCCGGCACGGCATCGTTGCCGGCATACAGCCAGCGCTGATTACCGAACGTGACGCCCACGCCCACCGTCTGGTCGTCGCCACCGAACTGCACATAGATGGGCACTGCCAGCAGGCTGGCCGATGCCGTTGCTTCGTAGGCCTCGCCGGCCGGGCGCGTGGTTACGCCACCGTCAAAGGTGCAGTTCTGGGCAAACGTCCAGCAGTCGGGCGGCGCCTGCTCCGGTGGCAGGTCCAGGCAGATGCCGGTCGGCCGGAACTGGAAGGTGGCCCGCGTCAATTGCGGGCCTCGCCGAAGGACACGTCCGAATTGCTGGCCACGACGGCCGGCGCGGTGCCCTCCCGGCGCCGCTTGGCCCGGGCATTCACGGCCGCCACTTCGCTGGCGTACACATCTGACCAGACCTGCAGCAGTTCATTGTCTGCGGTGTACAGGGCGGCCTCGAGCATGGACGCAGCCAGCCAGACCTGGGGATGCGCCGCCATGGTCGGATGCTCTGTGGTGCCAGTCGTCAGGGTCGGCTCGATGGTGTAGTACCAGATCAGCACCGTGGTGGCGCCGGGCACGACGATCTTGGTGTTGCGCAGGCAGTAGACCTGCCCGGACGCAACAGTTGCCCAGTAGCTCAGTTCGTGCGGGTTCACGCTGCGCAGCGGAACGCCCGCAGCCTCTGCCCGGATCAGTTCTGCGAACGCCACGGGCGCCACCGGCAGCGTGAATTCGCCGTCCACAGGCGTCGTCAGCGTGGCCGTCAGTTCCTGCTCCGCGCTGCGCAGGTCGCGCCCGATGCGAATGCGGGCCTTTTCGATAAAGCCCAGGATGGGCGTGGCCAGGTCGCTGCGGTGCAGGTAGTCCGCAATCTCGGCCTGTAATGCGCTGTACTGCATCTGCTACCCCCGAATGCCATAGACCGGCACGGCCGGAAAGATTGCCGGGGCTAGTAGGGCCGCTCCGGCGGCGACTACGGCCAGGGACCAGACCAGCAGCATGGCCAGCCATAGGATGGCCGTGCGCCAGTCGTCCACACGGCCTTACGCGACGGTGACCATGACCAGATCAATGCGGGCCGCCCATTTGATGTTTACGGCGGCAATGCCGGTAACGTTGGGCCGCAGGGCTCCGGTATTGATCCGAAGCTCCACGGCGCCGGGCGTGAAATCGTTGTTAGCCTGGGAAATCAGGTCCAGCGCTAGCGTCGGTGATGCCGTTACGGTCGTCTCCGTGCCGGTCTTGGCGAGGAAGCCATTAGTGCCATTCCACATGAAGCCGAAGTCTGTCTTGTAGATCACCTGCGTGCCGTCCGACTCTCTGACGCCGGTAAGCCAGATGGTGCCGGTCCCGGTCGTGGTCGTCAGGTCGTCCAGCTCGATCAGCAGGCCGGACATGTCCGTCAGGTTTGTGGCGGTGTTATTTGTCGTCCTGATCCCCATTACCGCCGTGACTGCCTGCGAGTCGCCGGCTGTGGTAATGCCTCGACCGATATGCAGGCCACCGGACGAAACGGTCTTGACCTGGTTGCCCATAGCCACGGCGCTGCCGCGTGTCAATGCGTTGCTGGTGCCACCCAGTGCAACGGCGTTATTGGCTGACGCCACGGAATTGCTGGTGCCGCCGATGATGGCGGAAGAATTGGACGTGCCAGATACCACATTGGATGAACCAGCCAGCACCAGGTTGCGGTTGCTGGTTGCGGTGATGCTGTTTGTTTCGCCCCCGATGACCGTGCCGAACGCACCCGCGCTGATCGTCCCGGCCGATGCGGAAATTAACGCATTGTTGTTTCCTGCCCCGGAGACAGTGCTATTTAGGCCGTTGATGATCGTGCTGCGGGCGCCAGCTGATGTAATGTCGCAATTATCTCCACCGAGAATCACGTGGTAGGCGCCGTTCGTGATTGACGACTGACGGGCCCCGATGATGCTGGACCGGCCAGCTGCACCAGCAATCCAGTTGTAGCTATTGCCCGCGATCAGGTTATGGCCTTCGGTACCATAGCTGATCATCGAGTGGTTAGACCCGACGATGAATGACCCTACGGCATTCACCACGTCGTCATAGCCGCCCAGGATGCCGCAGTAATCAGCGGCGCCGGCCACGTAGGCCGTGTCAGCTGACCAGCCTGGCGTCAGGTCTACACCGACGGGCCGGGCATAGGTCGGCGGGTCGCCAGAATTACTGCCGGCCACACCAACGCGATTCGGGAAGCCCGCGCCACCCGCGCCGAAATTGGTAACACCAATGGCCGTCGCGTCGGTCACGTTGTCAGCCGGGTTGCCCAGGATGCTGTCGCCATTCAGACTGATGCCCACCACGGGGCCGACATAGCCGGCCACCACGGACATGGCCACCTTGAAGGTGGAATCAGAGCCGCCTGCAGCCTCCTGGCCCAGCAGCCAGTCGGTGGCGGCCGGGGCGACGTTCGCCGTTACTACGTCCTTGATTTCGGTGTCGGCCACGGGATACTCCTAGACGGCAACGATGGGGTCGCCACCGTCTGTGATGATGGGGTCGCCGCCATCCGTGACGATGGAATACGGCGGCCAGTTGCCCGTATTGCGGGCGGTGCTGTCACGCTGCGTGACGGATTCGTAGCCAGCCTCATACGCCGCCCAGGCCTCGCTGCCCGGCGGGTTGCCGTTCCGGGGCTCCTGCCCGAATGCCCGGTCCCGGCCCTCTGCATAGGCGCGCATGCTGCGAGGGTCGCGGTATTCGAACTTGCCCGCCATGGTCAGCCCCCGGTGAACACGCGATTGCCCGCGCCGCCGCTGCGCTCGCGCAGCCGGTACGGGGCGGCTTCTGGGCTGGCTGCAAAGCGCTTCCAGGCCCGGGACCTGATTTGGCCGTCAGGGTGCGCCAGGTCGGGATACTTGACCTTGAAGTCGTGCAGCTTCAATTCTGGAATGCGCAGCATGGGCTCGCCCCAACCCATGCTGCGCCCCAGTCGGTCCTGCCGTACAGCCTTATTGCCTTCGAGGATGGCGGTCACTTCCCGTGTGGGCTGCTCCCACACATTCAGGATCTTCCCGCCCTCCTCGACGATGCGCTGCTGTACCGGCATGGCTTAGGCCGTCATCGCCTGATCAGTGTCAATGTCGGCAATGACACCGATGCACTCCGGGTTGGCCCGGGTGCCCCAGTAGACGTTGCACGTGCGCCGGTCCATCAGGCCGATCTTGGCGTTTTCTGTCGTCTGATAGCCGCGCAGGTAGACCAGTTCAAAGTAGGATGGGTCGAACATCATGGCGTAATCCCGGATGTCCGCGCCGGTCGTCAGCGGCGTCTGGAAGCGGTTAGGGACCAGCTCCAGGGTGCCGAAATCCGTGATGAAAATGTCCACCGCGCCCTGGGCCGTCGCCATCTCGGACGATGCAACGTCCTTGACCAGCGACGCGATGCGGGCCGTGCTGGTGTACATGTACGTGGAAATGACGCGCTTCAGGGTCGGGCTGGTCATCAGCGTCAGATTCTGGCCCGGGCCGCCGCAGCCGCCCACGTACAACGCCTGCGCCATATCGCGCAGGAATGCTTCGGTCATGGCTCGCTTGGTGCCCGCGATGCCCAGGGCGGCAAAGATACCGGTGCCGCTGTTGTATGCGGTGTACGTGCTGGAACTGTTCACCAAGTCGCGGGTCGGGCTGCTCAGTTCCTGGCACATCGCCACATACCCGGCCGTGCGGGGCGCGGTCGTGGTGGCGTTGCCCACTACGGACGAGAAGTTGCCCAGGGCCATGGCCTCAACGTCCCGGCGCAGTTCCTGCTGGGCCACGGTCAGGTTGTAAGCCAGGCCGCCCGAACCGCCCACGCTGGTGACGCTGTTGCCAAATTCGCTGACCGACACGCCCTTGACCGAGACCTGGACGTAATTCCGGTACTTGATGGTCGGGGCCGTGGCCGAGTCGGCATAGTCCGTCGGTGCGCTGGCCGTGGACTGGCTGAAGAAGGCTTCCTCCACCCAGGCATTGGCCGTGTCGGGCGTGGCCAGGCGGTCCACAACCCAGTCATAAAACGCGGCCGACACCGTGCCTCGGCCCACCCGGTCGGTGAACGGCAACGGGATGCGCGACACATCCCAGATCTTGTCCATGATGTCCTCGCGCACCACGCCACCAGTGGCGACGGCACGCAGGGCGAATGAATCGAGGGATGCGACAACGGCCATGGTTAGAGTCCTTCCAAGATCTTGGCTACCGCGTCAGTGGTGGACATTCGCCCTGACTGCACTGCTGCGCGTAGCGTTTTCGTGTCCGCGCCAGCACCTGGCTGCGGGGCCCGACGCGGGGCGACCTTGGGTTGTGCCAGCTTGGCCTTACCGGCCTGCACTTCCTTGGCTTTGGCCTGGCGGGCCTGCTCTCGGAAGTACCGCAGCAACCTGTGGTCGGTGATCGCGTCAACGTCTGCGGCCGTGATGCCGTAGGGCTGAAGGTGGGCCGTGATCGCCAGTACGTCGGCCTGCACTGCCACGGGGTCGGACCACTCGGGGACCGTCCGCAGCAGGGCCTCGCGTTCCCGGCTCAGGCGCTCAGCGTTGACACGCTGCACGGCCTGGGCCTGCTCTGGACGGATGGCGGCCGGGTCGATTGCGGACAGCAGCTGGTCAATCTCACGCTGCTGCCGAATCTGGTCGGCCTGCCATTCGGCCCGGGCCCTGGTCAGTTCAGTCTGCTTGGCCTCGAGGCCTTTGCCTTCGCGCCATGCGTCCTTCAGCTGACCCAAGCTGACGGGCTCGGCACCGTCAGGCATAGGGAACTGCACTTCGTACAGGGACTCAGGCTCTACCCCCAGCCGTTCAGCCAGGGCCGCCAGGTCCATCGTCGCCGGCTGCGTCTCCGCGCCAGGTTCAGGCGTGGCCACCGTCTCCGGTGACTGGGGGGGCTGGGCAGCATCCGCCTTGAATGCTTCAGCCAGTATCTCCTCGACCGTCTGCGCGCCCCTGGCGTGAACCGTCTCCGGTGCCTGGGCTTGGACGGTCGAATCGTTACTGCTGGGGATCGTCGTCTGCTGGTCGGTCATATGTCAAGTCCTGTATGCGAGCCCTGATCCTTTTCGCCACATCCCTGGCCGCCTGCGCTTTCGCACGCTGGCCCAGCGGGTCGCCGCGCAGGGCCATGAACTGGGCAAACAGGCCCTGGGCTACCTGCTCGGCGCACTCATCCGCCAGCTGGGTCAGCAGTTCCGCCATCTGCGGCGTCAGCTGCTGACCTGGCTGCTGACTGGGCGGCGATAAGATCGCTGGTGATGGCGCCGGTAAGCTCTGCCTCTTTGATTTCTGCATTGAGAACCATTTCCCTGTACTGCTGGGCCATTTCGTCGCGGTGGATCATCGCATCTAGCTGCAGCCGCATGCGGTCATTCTCGACGCCGGCCTGCTTCACCTGAACGTCAAGCATGGCCAGCTGCTGCTGCATCTGGGCCATCTGCTGCTGTTGCTGCTGCTGGGCCTGGCTGGCCTGCTGGCTGGCCTGGCCGGCCGGGTCCACCCAGTATTGCGCCACGCTGTCCAGTTCCATGGCCCGGCCCAGGTCCAGCAGACCCCGGTGCAGGCCTGGAACGTCCACCAGGATGCCGCCCAGGCCGGCCTGCAGCATCTGGGACTGGGCTGCCACCACGGCCTGCAGATGCGCCACGCGCCTTGAGCGCTCGCCCGGTGACAGGCCCTGCTTGACGTTGACCTGGCTGCGCGGCTTGAAGCTGGCCGGGTCAACCGGCACCCACTGGTCTGCGTAGCGGAGCATCAGGGATTCCCCGTACTCCTCGGCCAGCAGCCGGTGTACCAGCAGGAACAGGCTGCGCAGCAACGTCTCGGCCAGGTTGCGGGCGATCATGCCCGCCATTTGCTCCTGCACAGAAAAGATCCGGTCCACACCCATGCTGCCGATCTGGCCGCCGGCCAGCTGGGCCTCGCCGCTGGCCATCTGCAGGGCCGCGCCGCCGCGGTCGGCCCTGACCTGATCCATGTACTGCAGGAACGTTAGGCTGCTGGGCCCGGAGTCGGTCGCTGGCAGTGGCAGGATGGACTCCGCCACCGGGCCGGCCCCGTCCACCCGCACCACGCCACCGGCCCGGCCGTTCAGCAGGTCGTCCCGGTTCACGTTGTCGTTGCACGCGGTCTTGGGGATGTTCATGGCCGCCAGGTTGGCCACCCACTGGCGAATGGCCAGGGTCTTGCCGTCCTGCACAGACTTCAGCCGGTCGAACAGGGACAGGCCCCAGAACTGGTGTGGCTCAATCAGGGCGGCGCCGGTCGCATACGGCATGACCGTCGCGGGCGCTTCGTCGAGGATTTCCTGCCCGGAAAGCAGGTAGTACGTGAGGGTGCCATCTGGCTGGCGTTCATAGCAGTGCCAGCAGTAGACGCGTTCGCTGGCCCAGTCGCCCGTGGACAGCGTGGCTGGTGGCTGGCCCTGGCGGTTCCGCACGCCCAGGCCGTCAGCCAGGTTGCCGTCCTCGGTGGGCAGCTTGCGCACTACCCGGGCCGGGAACCCCATCTCGACCAGTTCGCCCTTGGTCGTGGGCCAGCGCTCCGCACAGAAGCGGCAGTCCTCCAGCAACACGCTGTCATGATCGGCGTCCACCACGAAGTTCAGCGGGTCCACAGGGGCCAGGCGCAGGCGGCGCTTGCTGGACTGCATGGTGACGGTGATGGTGCCGTCCTCCTCGCGTTCGACAGACTCGCCCTCGTCGGATTCAGCCGCCAGCATGGCCGCTGCATCCGGGCCGCCCTGGTACGTCCTTTTCGCCGTTAGCGTGTACTCCTCGACCCAGGCCCTGACGATGGCCGCCTTGAGCAGCAGCGCATTTTTGATGGCCGCGCCGATCACCACGTACCCGCGGCCGTCCTCCATGATCGCCCGGTTGACTGCAGCAGACTCCAGGCGGGCCTGGGCGTCGTCCTCCGGGCCGTCTGGCTCAATCTCACAGACCGAATCACTGGTAAAGCTGGGCAGCAGCTGGGCCTGCACGGCATGGACCATGTCAGCCACATCTGTGGACTGCAGGGCGGGCTGCCCGGCCACTTCGTTGCCCAGCGGCCGGCCCAGGTAGTAGGCCAGGGCTCGCCGGGCCTCATTCGGGTCCAGGCCATAGTCGGTGCCGCGTTTGATGCGGTCCTGCAGCTGCTGGGCCTTGCTCGTCATGCGTACATCCTGTCAATTGCGCTGTAGTCCAGTGGCTGGTTGCCCGGGCGCTTGCCCTGGCTGCCCACGGCGAACATGCGCACGCTGTCGGCATAGTCGCTGCACCAGTCATGCAGCGGATTGCGGCTGAATACCCGCTTGTCCGGGTCCCATTCAGTGCGGTACAGCCGCAGGGCCTGAATGCCCTCCCGGCACCGTTCCGCATCGAACCAGACCCGGGGCAGCATGGCCCTGGTGGCATCGATGCCGTCCTGTACCGATATCTGCGGCGTCAGGGTCCAGGCCAGCCCCAGGGCCCGGGCCATCTCGAGGCGGGACTTGCCACTGCCCAGTTCCCGGGCGGCAGCATCATGGGGGGCATAGTGCGTGCCGTAAGCGTAGGGACGCGAACGCAATTCCTGCACGATCTGCGGCAACCCCGTATTGCTCCAGGCCAGGCAGTCAATGGCGCGAATCTCGGCGCCCACGACCTGCCAGCACCAAACCACTGTGCGGTTAGCAATACCCAGATCCCAGCTGGTATGCACGGCCGTGGCCGGGTCATGCGGCACGCGGGTGATGCGGCCGGCCTGCTCTGCGGCGTCCATCAACGAACCGTAGTACGCCCCGCGGACGGCAGCATTGAAGCTGCATTCCATCTCCTGGGCCCATTCCTCGCTGCTCATCTCGCGGCGCAGGGCCTCGATTTCGGCGGGCGGTAGGGCTCCGGTGTCACCCACGCGCAGCAGGGACCGGGACCAGCCTGGGGTGCTGCCGGCCTGTTCGTACAGCTGGGCAAACAAATTCGCGGGGCCGAACGGTGTGCCGATGAACAGGGCGGTGCCCTGGCGGTCAGCCAGGGCCGGGCGCAGCACTTCGCCCCAGATGCGCGGGCTCATCTGCCCCACTTCGTCGGGGACAGCGTGGTCCACGTAGATGCCACGCAGTGCGTCGGGGTTGTCGGCGCCCAGCAGCCATAGCTCTTTTCCCCCGGGCAGCACGCACCGTAATTCCTGCTCCAGGAACCGCGTACCCGGGATGACGCCAGCGAAGTTCCGCACATAGGACCACGCGATGCGCTTGGCCTGCCGGTACGTGGGGGCCATATAGACGCCCCGGGCGTCCGGGCGCGGGTTTTCCAGCACCTGGCGCAGCAGTGCGTTCACGGCAAACACGGTTTTGCCGGCGCGGCGGTGCCAGACCAGCACGCTGAATCGCTGCAGCTGGTCCCAGGCCAGCCGCTGGTGGGGCCGGGGATCGTAGGGGATCACGACTTCCATCGCACCGCGATTTCGCCCGTTTGCTCAACCTGCTGGGTGGGTTTGGGCAGCGCGTAGGACAGCAGGCCCAGGGCGGCCTGGACCTGGGTGCCGGACATTTCGACCTTGCCCTCGACATGCAGCTGCAGCCGCTGGCAAATGCGCGTCGCACTGATGGCGCTGCGCGTCTTGGTGGCTTGGCGGGTCGTCAGGCGACTAGCCATACCAGCACCAGCAGGAACCAGGCCAGCGGGACCAGCACGCGCACGTACAGTGGCGGCAGCTGGCTACCAAACAGGGCGGTACCGGCCTTCTGGCCGTGGCCCGGGTCGCGCCAGTCCAGAATGTCCAGCAGCTTGTCCCAGACCCAGCCAGACCGATGGTCCTGGGCATGGCGGCTGATGGGCTCGACCTGGCCGGCCAGCAACAGGACGTTGGTCCCGTAGTTCAACACGTACACCGGCAGGAACTTCCACGGGCCCCAGCCGGGTTTGTACGGCAGCTGGTTGAGCAGCGTGAACCCAGTCAGCCACAGTTTCAGGTTTCGCAGGTATGTCAGCACCTATTACCGTCTCCGGATGGTTGAAATACGTCTGTTTCTGTAGTGCACAGCCCAGATCCGAACTGATCTGAGCAGCGCCCCCCTACCCCCCACAGCGTCAAGACCGTGGAAGTTAGGGATGCACAGCCCGAGTCGTCACTAGACCGTCGCTGCTGGCAGATTCCCAGGCCTGCCCACCATTGCTGGTGCCCGGGGCCACACTAGCACGCCGGGACCATGCCGTGCTATGGTTCCCATGCCCGGCCCGCGGTTCCCAGCGCATGCCCGGCTCCCCCAGGCCCCACCGGCCCCCATCCGGTGGGGCCTTTTTCATGCCTGTTGACAGCGTGACTATACCCGTGCCTATACTCTCCCCGCCGGCACTTCCGCCGGTATATGGGGACCACACCATGGACCTGAACAGCATCAGCAACAGCAAATTCTTGGCCAAAGGCGACGTCGGCCGGGGCATCCTGGCGGTCATCGCCGGCTTCTCGTTCGAGGAATTCGACGGCGAGAAGAAACTGATTATGTCGTTCGTCACGGCTGGCGTGAAACCGATGGTCGTGAACAAGATCAACCGCAACCGCCTGATCGACGCGCTGCAGACCAGCGACTCGAGCCTGATGATCGGCCGCCAGGTCGTCATCTACTGTGATGACACGGTGGAATTCGGTGGGCGGGTCGTGGGCGGCCTGCGCATCCGCGCCCCGAGGCCGCAGGCGACACCGGAGCCCGAACTGCCCACCCCTGCGCCCATCTCCGGGCCTGATCGTGCCCTGCGCGACTCCCTGCGCAGCCCTGCGGCGCCCGCGGCCTCTGTGCCGCCTGCCGCGTTTGATGACGACATTCCGTTTTAAGGGGGCGCCATGAGCATTGGAACATGGCCGCCCCGGGTTACAGATCGCTGGACCCTGCGCGGGCTCGCTGCGGGCTACCTGGTGCGGTTGGAGGATGTCGGGCAGGACTTCCTGCCCGGGCCCTGCCGGACCTGCGGGGAGACTGTCTACGTCGTGACGGATGACCCGCACGGCACGGCCTTCAATTTCCACCTGTCCGGTGCCGCCCGGCACGTTTGCGGGGCGGTGCCGCCGCCGGGGGATCACCCGGCATGGACAGCCCGAGAGCATGACCAGCAGCAGGCTGAACTGGCCTTTACGGGCCCGCCTGAATTCGACCGCAATAGGGGGATGCAATGAACGACGACCGCGAACGGGGCGACGAACAGCCCACGGCCCCGGCCCTGCCGGACACCATTGACCTGCCGAATGCGTGCGTGGCCTGCTGGTACTGGGGCGGGCCGCGGTTCAACCCGCCCGGCCTGGATTGGGCCAGCCCGGTCCCGCCGCTGCGGCTGTGGAATACCGGCAGGTGCCGGCGCTACCCGCCCAAGGTGCTGGCCGAGACTGACAGCCCGGACGGGGACGCCATCTCGATCAGTGCGTACACCCGGTGGCCCACGCCTATGGGCGGCGACTGGTGCGGCGAATTTGAGCCCACCGATGGCCGGGACATTGTGGAGCAGATAGCCAAAGTCACGGCGCACCTGCGCACTGGGGGCACCCGTGAGCAGTAACCCGTGCGCCAAGTGCAAGAACAGGCCCGCGTACTGGCACGGCCCTACCCTGTCCTATTTGTGCAGCAGCTGCACCCAGGCGTACCGCAAGCGGTTCCACGTGGAACTGGTGCAGGACCTGCGCGGGCCGGCGCCGCCCATGACCTGGACGGACCGCGCCATCCTGGCTGTGCTGCTGGTGCTGTCGGCGGCCATGGTCTGGGGCGTGCTGGTGCTTGTCCTGGGGTTGGCGCCGTGACGGCTCAGCTGGATTGGCTTACCCCCCAGTCAGGCCGGGCTCGCCGGGATGCCGGGGTCGGCAAGGTTCAGCGCCATAACTGGCAGTGGCTGGATGCCGCCCAGCGCCACTTGATTGGCCTGGAGCGGCCCGTCACGGCAGAAGATGCCCGGCGCTGGGCTGACCTGAACGACTGGCACCCGGCGCACCATAACGCCTATGGCGCACTATTCCGCCG